TGATGGTGTTGCTTATTGGATAAGTAACAATGGTTTCTTTGCTTTTGATGGTACGGTTAAAACATTATTATCTTCTGTAGAAGATTATGTTTATGATGACTTTGACACGACAAAAGGTCAACAGGTTTGTGCAGGTATAAATAATTTATTCTCAGAAGTAGTTTGGTGGTATCCAAGTTCAGGATCAGATTACAATGATAGATATGTTGTATATAATTATGGTGAGTCTAATCCTCAAAACGGTTTAATATGGTACACAGGAAATGAACCTAGAACAACTTGGGTTGACTCTATTGTATATCCAAAACCTTTTGCAACTAAATTTGATGATAGTGCAGAGGGTACTTTTCCTAGTATAGTAGGTTTAAGTGGGCTAGGTCAAACAACCTATTTTGAACACGAAGTAGGAACTGATCAAATTAATCCTGACGGAACAACTACAGCCATTGCATCAAATATAAAATCCTATGATTTTGATTTAGATGTTCAAGGTAATGGTGAGTTCTTTTTAGCAATGAGAAGAATACTACCTAACTTTAAAGTTCTTACAGGAAATGCAACGCTAACTGTTGGTATAAAAGACTTTCCTGCACAATCAGATACAACAAGCACGTATAGTCCCTTTACATTAACGTCATCAACGACTAAAGTAGACACACGAGCACGTGGTCGATTTGCTAATATTCAAATCTCTAATAGTTCTACATCAGAAACGTGGAGATTTGGCACAGTTAGAATTGATTTACAACCTGATGGGAGAAGATAATGATTAAACCTAACGTTGATTTTATGCAGAATTATAGACCGACTCCAAATCGGGTCTTTGATTTGTATAACTATTATCAAGGGGTAGGTCCCACAACAGGAACACCAACGACAACAACTGCTAGTGTCCCTGGTTTTAATCCTTTTGTTCCAAGTAGTGGAGGTAGTGGAGGTGGTGGAGGCGGTATTACTAGTATTGATCCAAGTGGTTTTAAACAAACAGGTAATTTATTTGGAATTACACCTTTTGATTATGAATATGATGCAGCTTTTCCTAATGCAGGTAGAATGAAAGGTATGTTAGGTAAAGTTAAAGATTTTGGAGTTAAGGCACTAGCTTCTAATATGTTATCAAAAGGGGGAGCAAAGTTAGGATTTAATTTTTTAGGTCTTCCCGGTGCGATAGCAGGTGCAATAGGTGGAGGTATTTTAGGGTTCGGGGCTCGAGGACCTACAGTTGCAGAACAGGTTGTAGGAAACTTTTACGGTAATCAAGGTAATCAACCAAGTTTTTATAGAGACCCAGTAACAGGAGACCTTGTAGAAAGTGCAATGCAGGGATATAATATTTCTTCTTTATTTGGTAAAGGTATTCCAGCTGCCATAGATAAACGATTGTCTAGAATTGCTAGAACAATAAAAAAGAAAAAAGGTAAAGTAACTCAAGGGTTATTAGATTTACAAGCAAAACTAGAAAAAGAAAAAGCTGCTATTGAAGCAGAACAACAAAGACAAGCTAGAAATATGCAAGATAGAAACAGGTCTCAAGGCACGGGTGGATATCAGGCTGGATATGACAGTGATTTTATGGATGGTCCTTCAGGTGCAGGCACAGGAATGGGAGCTTCTGATAAAGGTGGTTCTGATACAATGGGGTCAAGTTAATGACAAAGATAGTAGTAAGATTACCAGAACCAAAAGAAAAATATGAAGTTGATAACCAACGACAAATTAACAGAGCCTTACAGTCTGTTGTTGAACAATTAAACTCAACGTTCTTACAAAATCAAAAGGAGGAAACAGAGAGATTTACTTTCTTTTCATTGTAATGGCAAATGTATACAAGAATATTCAAGCAGTGGTTAACGCATCAGGAAGTGATGTTAGTATGTACACTTCACCTGACGCTACAACTAGTATTATTAAAACAATTAAATTGTTTAACACACACGGGAGTGCACTAGATGTTACAATTAAAGTTTTTGATGCCTCAAGTTCTACTGATTTTGAATATGAAAAATCTAATGTTCTTGCAAGCGATGGAGTTGATTTACTTACGTTTAACAACATCCTTATACTTGAAGCAGGAGATATATTAAAAATGCAAACAACACAGACTAATGTAATAAAGATGACCGCTTCTGTATTACAAATTAGTCGATCATAGGAGGAATATGCCGTTCATAGAACAAGAAGCTAAAGAAGAAATTAAGGTAATAGAGGGTAAAAAAACTAAGGTTATTACCCCTGAAG